CCGCGCGCGATCCCGGAACGTGATCGGGCTGAGCGCGAGCAGCCAGCGCCACGCCTCGAGGGGCTGCACGTCCCGTTTGTAGCGGAGGGAGGACGTGGATCGCGTGAGCGAATAGTTGGATTGAATGTTGACGTTCGCGGGATCGCTCGTGGTCGCCGCATAGACCGTCGTCGAGCGGACGCTGACCGCGGACTCGAGCATCAGCGCGCCGGCGCCAGCGTAGACGTTGGCGTCGTTGGCGCCGCCGAAGCCGATGATCGATCCGGGCCCAAGGTTGAGCAGGTTCGTGCCGTTCTTCTGGATCCGGAGCTGCCCGCCAGCCGCATCGATCCCGTTGAACGTCCACGCGGACGGCGCGGCCGCCGTGTATTCGATCGAGCCATCGGGATTCCATTGTTGCCGCCGCGATCCATTCGTCCACAGTTCCACCGTCGCGGCGCCAGACGTCGCCGACAGGACGAGTCCGCCAGACCCGTTGGCCGCGAGCAACGCGCCGTCGGCTTTTTGTGCCCCTGATGTCGCGTACTGGGTCGAGAAACAATAGAGGCCACTCCGATCCTCGGCGACGTCGTTGCCGATTTGTACGGCGGCCCAATTCGTCGAGGCCGCTTGCGTGTTGAAAATACGGAGGGTGTTTCCACCTGGACTCGCCCCGGAGAATCGGTGGGTGCCGATGACTTCGCTGTTGACGGTGCCGCCGAACGTGACGCTGCCCGCGAAGATCGCGTTGATGTCGCCATACATGGCATCGACGCTGGCCTTCGCCCACGGCGTCCCCGTCGTGCCGGACCCGTCGTCATCGATCAGCGTGGTGTACCAGACGCGGGAAATCTGGGTGGGCATCAGACGTATCCCTTCAACAGCCGGACGATCGCATCAAAGGACGCGCGCCGCGAGCTCGCCGTCACGGTACAGAGCGGAAAGCGGATCATCAACGGATCAAACTCCGTGTACGTCACTTGCTGGATCTTGTACGTCCCGACGATATTGTTCGGCGCGCCGACATTGATCGTGACTTCGCGGCCGCTCCGCGTTGTCCGATCGTGCGTCCGATAGCGGATCGTCACGACGGGATCCTTGAGCTCCAGGAGTTTTGCATCGCCGCGTTCGATCGCCTCCGCCACGGACAAGCGATCATCCGTCACGTACTCTTCGGTGATGCCGTCGCCGCCGACGCGCGCCGCCATCACCGCTTGCGCCGCGGCGTCGTCCCGCGTCACGAGCAGATGGATCGTCGTCCCGGCCGGCATCGACACGGACACGCCGACGACCCCGATCAAGTGCGGTTCGACGAGGACTGCGGAGCCGGCCGCGATCGCCGCCGTGATGGCGCCGAGGCCGCTCGCGGGCATCCCCGTCAGAAACGCGCCGGACACGCCGGTATAGCGGAGGACTTGCGAATCCGCGCGGACCCAGCCGCCCGCGGGAAAGCCCGTCGTGGACTCGAGGCGGAGCGACGTGTCACCGGCCAGCGCGCCGATCGTGCTGGCCGTCGGTGCCAGGTCGTGGAGATCGTCGTCGGACGCATCGTCCGTGTAGCTGAGCGTCGTGTTATCGGTAATCTGCCGCAGGTAGAAGTAGTCCGCGCCGCCGCCCTTCGTGCGATAGATGCGGCGCGCCGTGGTCCCGGTCGGGCCGATCGGGAGATTGGACAGCGCCACCATGGATCCGCCGGCCGTGTTCACCAGCGGCGGCGGTTCGCCGAGCGCATCATCCGGCCGATCGTCCACAATCGCCGGCGTGACATTGCCGCTGATCGCGCCGGCGTAGCCGAGCGCGCCGCCGCCGCTCCGGGACCGATAGAACCGGCGCGCCGTCGTCCCCGTGGGGCCGATCGGCAGCGTCACCTGGACGGACTGGCCGCCGGCGGTACTGGCGATCGGCGGCGGTTCGCCTAACGCATCATCCGGCCGATCGTCGAGATAGGTACTCGCCCCGTCCTCGATCGGCGCCACCAGGCGATAGGTGGGCGTCCCCGAACGCCGGCGATAGAGGCGCCGCGCCGTCACGCCGGCCGGCGCCACCGGGATCGCGATCACGTCGATCGCCTGGCCGCCGGCGGTACTCGTCACCGGTTCGGTCGTCGCGCCGAGTTCACTATCGGCCTTCGCGTCGAGGTAGGTCGGCGCCGTGTTATTCGGGATCTCCGCCAGCAGTCGAAATTCGGATCCGCCGGCGGTCGTCCGATAGAGGCGCCGCGCGATCGTTCCCGTCGGTCCGGCCAGGAGGTTGACTTGCTGTTCTTCGCCGCCAGCCGTGGCGACGGTCGGCGGCAGAACGGTCAACGCTTCGTCCGGCTGATTGTCCGTCACCGTGGCCGATCCGTTCCCGTCAATCTGCGTGTGGAGGTACAGGCCGCTGTTGCCGACGCGCGAGCGGTAGAGGCGCCGCGCGATCGTCGTCGCCGGCCCGGTCGGGATCGTGATCGTGATCTGTTTGCCGTTCAGGTTGGACGTCGGCGCGAAGGTGGTGAGCGCCGCATCCGGAACTGTATCCGTGAACGAGGCGCCGGCGGCGTTCCCGTCAATCTGTCCGACCAGGAGAAACGACGCGGGCGCATTCGCGCGCGTCCGGTAGACGCGGCGCGCCGTCGTCCCGGTCGGGCCCGCCGGGATCCCGGACACCACGACCGCGCGGCCGAGCGTGGCACGGACGCTGGCTTGTGGTCCCGTCTGGGTTGTGTGCGTGAAGCTCGCGGCGCCGACGGCCCTCTCGGCCACCCGGTACAGCACGGCCGTCGCCCCGTTGCCGGCCGGGACGGTGCCCGTCGCGTAGACGTTCCAGCCACAGCCGGCCGGGAGGTTCGTCACAAAGACGGTATTGTTCGTGCCACTGATGACTGTGCGGCCGCTGATCTCGGATTCGCCCCATTCCGGATGGACCCACGTCACGGCGTAGCCGTTCTCCCCCGTCCCGCTATTCACCGTGACGCTCGGCGCCGTCGCCGTCACGCCGGTAATGGTCGCAGACGTGGACGCCGTACTGAGGCTTTCCCCGAGCTCCGAGACAAACGACACCTTGTAGGCGTAGGAGACGCCCGCGATGGGGCCCACGCCGGTGCCGCTGGCCGTCCAGGACCAGCCGCCCGGGCCCGTGTGCGCCGCCGGCGTGATCGTCGTTGCATTCCCGGTGAGCGTTTCGCCGTAGACCGTGACGAACGACACGCGGTACGTGTACGCGCCGATCAGCCGGCCGATCGTGGTCGAGACTTCCGCCAGTGTCAGGACGGAATAGGTGGGCGCCGCCACGGCCGCCGCGGTCCGCGACGCCTCGAGACTGGGGAGCGTTTCGCCGAGCGCCGTCACGCCCGTAATCTTGTACCGGTAGGTCCCCACCAGCGGCCCGATTGATCCCGTGGCCGCAATCGTCACCGCCGGCGGCGCCGCGTGGGCCGTGGCCGTCACGGCGGCGGAGTCCGCCCCCGGCGCCGTTTCGCCGCGCGCCGTGACGAACGTCAGCGCATACAGGAACGTCCCCACCAGGCGCCCGACGGCGCCGGCGTGCGGCGCCACACTGATGGTGCCTGGCGCGGCCACGGCGGTCGTCGTAATCACGGACAGGCCGCTCATCGTCGTTTCGCCGCGGGACGTCACGAACGTGCAGCCGTAGCTGTACTCGCCGGCGAGCGGGCCGCCCGTCAGCGCCAGGAGCGCCGTCGGCGCCGTCGGCGGCGTCACAGCGATCCCCGTCACCGGACCCGAGGGATCGCCAGGCACGGTTTCACTCGAGCCGCGGCGGAGACTCACGCGGTAGCGGACGGTCCCGATCACGTCCCCGATCCCGGTCGTCAATGCGGCCGTGGGCGCCGCCGGCCCTGGCGCGCCACCGACGTTACTCGCCGCGACGTCCGCCGCAATGGTCCCGGTATACGTGAAGCGTTGCGTATCCTGCACGGCCGTCCCGCCGCCGGCCGCGAACAGCGCGACGTCCTCGAGCGGGATCGTCGTGGCGCCGGGATCGATCGGGATCGTCGTGTCCGATCCGCCGCCTTCCACCAGGACGCGCGTCCGCACCGGTTCGAGATCCTCCGCCTTCGCCAGGTCCGCTGCCGAGTGATCGTCCGCGTCCGTGATCGGATGGACCTGATCGGCCGCCTCCGTAAAAAAGTGCAGGTCCCGTTGGGTATCAACGAACCAATAGCCGCCGGCGGCGCGCGCCAGCTGGTCGAGCGCGTCGGTCACGAACGCATGCGTAAAGGTGAATTCCGGAATGACGGCCAGGTTCGGATCCACATGGTGCGACGTAAACCCGGAGGTGAAATTGCCGATCACATCGATTGCGATGGCGCCGGCGCGTTCGTTGAGATAGCGCTTGGTCACGCGGCGCCGGTTCATCAGCCATTCGTACGAGATCGCCGTCACGTCCCAGGCGACATGTTGGCGCACGTCCGCTTCGTAGACCTGATTGACCGTCTGGATGTTGCCGGCGAAGTAGGTTTCGGACGCGCCGAGACCGCCGAGGCCGATCCGAATCTCCTGGCCTGGGAGCGGCGTGATCGTGTCCATGCGGAACGTGGCCAGATTCGGTTGCCCGTCCAAGTAATCCGTAATCTGGAGCTCGGCCACGCGGATCACGGGTTGCGTGATCGGGACGCCGGCGATCGAGAACGCGAACGCGGGCGGATAGTAGGCGAGCCGCGTCGCGCCGAGGCGCATCACGCCCAGGCGCGCCACCATCAGCGCCGGATCGGATCCGCTGATCGGCATGCGTTACCGTCCGCTACTCGACAGCAGCGCGGCGGACACTTTGCCGGCCAGCCGCTGTTGCCCCGTCGGCGTATCGAAGAACGAGTTCTGCGCGTTGACGATTACCGTGGGCGCCCCCATCGGCCCACGGCCGGCGGCGCGCAGCGCCTGCAACGCCGGGCCCGACGTCTCAAGATATTCCGTGACACTCATCCCGGCCGGCTTGCCGCTGAGCCATTGCGCCTGCGTCATGGTCCGCGCCAGCGCCTCGAGCTCCGCGCGCGTCCGCGCGATCCCGTTGCCGAGGCGATCGACCGCGGCCGTCGCGCCGGCGGCGCCGTCGGTCAGCTCGTCAAACACGGACCCCTGGAGCTCGTAGAATTTCCGGACTTCCGCGTCGAGCTCCTGCTGTTCTTTCGTCGCGCGCTCCAACCAGTTCGCGAGCTCCGTCGCGTTGACGATCGCGGTCTGATCCTGGGAGCCCATGCCGCCGCCGACGGTGGGCGTAATCAGGCCGGCGGCGCCCGGGATCCGTGTGGACGCGATCGGGATCTGGGCGAGCTTGTCCGAAAACTCTTTGACGATCGCGGCCAGCGTGCGGAACCGGTCGGTCGCGTTCAGCCCGCGATCCTCGAGCACTTGCATCGCCTCTTTGGCCTGGCTCACGATTTCCGGCCACACGGCTTTGATCGGTTCGAGCCCGAGCGTCTTGAACCGCGACAGCGCCGCTTGCGTCGTCTCCATCTTGTCCAGGATCGGTGTCCCGAACATCTGATCGAAGGCGGTCCGAATCGTGTCCGCCTGCGCCTTCGCCGCGGCGTCCAGTTCCTTCCAGATCTCGAGCTGCCGCTTGTAGGCATCCTCTGCCGCTTTGCGGAAGCGGTTCGCGTGGTCTTCCATCACGCGTTGCGCCTCCGCCATCGTCGTGATCGAATGGCCGGCGATCTTGGAGGCGCGATCCAGCAAGTCCTGGACGGCGCCGGCTTCCTCTTTCGCCGCATCGCCCCAGCCGAACAGCTTCGCCGTCGAGTCCGCGATCGTGCGATCGAGTTTCTCCCAGTCCGTATTGACCACCAGGAGCGCCGCGCCGGCGGCCAGGAGGCCGCCCGTCAGCACCGTCATCCCGCCGGCCGCGACACTCGCCAAGACTTCGAGCTCGCCCAGGGCGGCGCCGTATTGCGATGCGGACACGCCGGCGAGGCCGAGAATCCGATCGACTTTCGCGACCTCGCCGGACAACTTCCCGAGTTTCCCCATCGCGCCGGTCGCGTGATCGCCCACCTTCACCAGCGGCCGCGCGTCGTCCATGGCCTTGAAGGCGGTCTCGGTCTGTTTCGCGGACGTGATGACGTTGTCAAAGGCCGCCGGAACCTCGACCCCCATCGCCACCATCTTGGCTTTCGCGCCTTCCACGGTCCGCGTCAGCCGCGCCATATCTTCGTCGGTGAGTTTCGTGACGCCGCCGATCCGCTCGACGGCTTCGATCATCAGCGTGGCGTCCTGGATCAACCGGCGGCCGCTGAAACTGTCCACCATGCGCGAGAGCGCGCTTTCGACTTTGACGGCGCCCGTCTCAAAGGACTTGAGCTCGATCTCCGCCTTCTGGACGGCCTCGAAGAACGGCGAGAAATCGGCTTGAAGGGTTCCGGCTAGCGGCATGGCGGATTACCTGTCGGCGGTCGTGAGGAGGTGGACCAGCATGGCGTACTCGTCCTCCGTGAGCGCGCGGACGGCTTCGAGCGTCCAGCCCGTCCGGATGGCGATCCTCAAATCACACTCGAGCGCGTCTCGACGTCGCGGGTTTTTTTTTCCGCCTCCCGTTCCCGCGTTATCGCCGCTTCATGCGCCTCGATGGCCAGGCGGATCTCCGCGAAGGATTCCGGATCGAGGCCGTCCAGGACCGCGCCGAGCTCGCCGGCGCTGAGGCCGCGGATCACGATCGGGATCCCGTCGTCGTCCGTGAAGCTCCAGTCAACGAGGTAGGCGATCATCGTCGTCCGCCCGAGCTCGATCGGGTTGACGTGAAACACGCCATCGGCGCCGGCCACATACAGGCGCGCGTACGCTTCCCGTTGTTCGCCCGCCGTCAAGCGGCGCTTGACGATCAGGAAATCGCCGCCCGTGAGCTCGAGCCGGGCCGTCTCCGGCCGGATGAACCGTCCCCGCATGGAATCGTCCTCCGTTCCTGCATCAGCGCGCGTCCGGGAGCGCCGTCATGTCCGCGACCAGGACCCCGGACGCGCGATCGAAGTCCATCCGATCGAGGCGCCAGCGCCATTCCGCGCGCCGCGTCCGCAGGATAAACACCAGCGGCCGCTGACACAGTTTGAACGCGTCGTGATTCACCACGATCGCGCGGAGGGTGAACCGCCCATCGATCCCGGGTTTCGACACGCGGCAGTGCATCAGCGCGGCGGCCGCGAAGTAGCCCCAGTCAATCCGCCCGACCTCGCTGGTCAGCATCCGCGCCGCGCGCCGTCAGGGTTACGGCGGCCCCTCGAGCGTCCACGGACCGGCCGCGACCAGGTTGCCGCTGATCGAGACGGCGCCATCCGAGGCCACATCGATCGACGCGTCCAGGTACGCCAGCCCCTCGAAAAAGAACGTCGGATCGACCGTGGACGGGATCAGGTTGAGCGTGGCCGGCGTATTCCCTTGCGCCACGGCAAAGAGCGCCGGACTCGAGCCCGACGACCACCACCCGCCGTAGGTCCCCTTCACGTCGGGCAGGCCGAGGACGTATTGCTTGTTGGTATCCCCGAACGCGGTCACATCGACCTGATCCCGGGCCTGGTCGAGCGTCCACGCGTTGAGATCGGCCACGGTCACGACCGTCGATCCGCCCGCGGGATCCATCTTCACTTGCCCCGTACTGCCATGCCTCCGCGCCATAGTGCGCCCCTCCCTCTTACGGTAGCGTGCTCATCCACACGCGGTAATGTGCGCCCCGATGAAAGAACCGGATGTTCGGATCGACGACGTCCCGCTCGGTGTGGCGGACGCGCGCCAAGTGAA